AGCTCAGCAGGTTAAGTCTATAACAGGTTTAACTGTAGATATTTCTCCTTCAGCAACTATAGAGCAAAACTATAAATTTGCTACGAGAAGATATGCAGGAGGTGAGCCTTCTACTACAGATATGACGCTTTCTATGGAATTCGAGGTCAACCTTAATGATCAAAATTCTATGACTGTTTATAAAATATTAAGACAATGGTCGGATTTAATTTATAACCCCTTAACTGGAGCTATGGGTATTAAATCTGATTATGTCGGATCTATGGTAATTCAAGTATTTAATAAAAGGGGAGACGTTTTTAGAAGAATAAGAATTCCTTCTTGCTTTTTAAGTGAAGCTGTAAATGCCATGGAATTGGATTACGAGACCCCGGCAATATATAATATTACTGCTAGTTGGATCTGTGATTACTGGGAAGATACGTTTATCTAAATAATTTTATAAAAAAATATGAAAAAAAAGAGGTCAAATTGGCCTCTTTTTCTGTTTTCTGTTATATAATAGAAAAAATATAATTTTATGGAAAATAAACTATCCCCGGGGGAGATCTTAAGAATGAAAGAAATAGAAGGTGGAATTGAATATGATGATCATATAAATAAAGGAGAATCATCGGTAGTAACAATAGAAAAAGAGGCAGGGGTTAAATCCGAAATCGAGAATGACCAGATCATTAATAATACTGAACCAGAAAGGGAACAACCTATCGACAAGAAATTAAATATGGTAAATCCAGATAAGGGTTTAAATAAGGATTCTTTAGGCAAGGCTCAGAATATCCCAGAATCTCCATCATTTGATAACGGATGGAAGAACCTCCCGGTTAATATATTACCATCTAAAGGAATGTTTTATCCAGATAAAACAAGAGTTGCAATAAGAGCTGCTGAGGTAAGAGAAATCAGACATTTTTCTACGATAGATGATGACGATAATTTAAGCATAGAAGAAAAACTTAGTTATATCTTAGATAGATGCTTTAGAATGGAATTTGCTCAGGAAGGTGTAGTTTCGTATAAAGATTTAAAACAAGAGGATAGATTTTTTGTTATTATGGCTATAAGGGATTTAACATTTGTAAGAGGAGAAAATTCTATTATACTTAAAACAAAGAAAAAATGTAAAGAAACACCAGAATGTACTATTAACGAGGGATTAGAGTTAAGAACAGGTGTTTTAAACTCATATGAAATAGAGGGTGATATTTTGAAATATTACAATAACGATACAAGAAGCTTTATTTTTACTATTAAGAGAACTAATAAAAATATAGAAATGTTCGTTCCCAGTATAGGTGTTACTCAGGCTATTTCGGATTTTATTAGGGAAGAATATTCTATAAATAACAAGATCGATGAGGGATTTATTCAGATTGCCCCTTTTATTTTTAACGAATGGAGAAATTTAACTTTTGATAAAATTAAATTAAAATTAAGGGAATCGGATTTCTGGACGAAAGAAGAATATAGTTTGTATTTCGGACTTTCTGAAAAGATTAAAATAGGAACAAAATTGGAGGCTAAACATAAATGCTATATTTGCGGTGAAGGGGAGGTCATCGCTGATATTAACTTTCCCGGAGGGATCAGATCTCTTTTCCTTATTTCAGATATCTTTAGAGAACTTCTTTGATATTAAATTTAGACTTTGGTATGAACATAAGATAGATCCAAATTGGCTGGAATCTATTCCTTTTTATGAATATCAAATATGGATAGATAAACTAAATGATACCATAGAGAAAAAAAATACAGAAGCACAGGCCGAAAGCGGGGTTACCCAATTATTTAATTTTTCAGCCAAGTGATAATTGAATATATACAGATATGTCAGATCCTAAACTAACAGCTATGATGCTGGATCTCAGTAGAAATATAGAGAAACTGACCGGTGTGGTAAAAACAAATACCAATACCAACGAAGAATTGCAAAAATCGAATAAGGATACTGATAAAAATTTAAAGGACACTATAACTAAATTAGGTGGTGATTTAAAAAATCTAAACTTTAAGGAATTATCAAAAGGGTTTGGTGATATTACTAAGAACATTAAAGAATTAGATTTTAAGAAAATAGGAGATGAATTTAAAGGAGCAACCAAATCATTTAGTGAAATAGGTAAAAGCCTGGGGGATATAAAAAGTTTAAAAGATATTCCTAAAAGTTTGGAGGGTATAACTAAATCATTCAGTGGAATAAAGGATCTCACAAAAAACTTAGGTGGAATAAAGGATCTCACAAAAGACTTAGGTGGTATAACTAAAAAATTAGGTACTGATCTACCAATAGAAAAATTTAAAAATATTGGGGATAAAGTAAAGGGTGTTGGGGGTAAAGTAAAGGATATAGTATCAGGTGGATTTGGTAAGAAAATATTAGGAGCATTTGGCGAAGGCGGACCAGTTGATAAAACAGGTAGTTATCTAGTTGGAGAAAAAGGACCAGAGGTTGTTAAATTGGAGGAAGGGAATAAGGTTTTATCTAATGAAAAATTAATTAGTGCAGATCAGAATCTTAGTGAAAAAAAAGGACCAACAGAAAAACAGATAAACAGATATAGGAATTCTTTACTACAAGAGGATGAGGGTTACTATACTATGTATCCGGATGAGCTGGATTCTGATGTTAATAGCTGGATAAAGAATAATAAAAATAAAACTTCAATTTCAATAGATAAATCGTTTCTAGAGAAGGAAGAAACTTTTACTAAGGAGGATATTGCTAAGCTATCATCTCCAGTAAAAAATGAAGCACCAAAAATTATTACGGCGGACGAAAAATTATCAAAAAAAGATAAAAGGAAAAAAGAGAAAGAGGAAGATAAAATAGCTAAAGATAAATCTAGGGCTGAAAAAAAAGCAGAAAGGCTAGAAAATAAAGCGGAGGGTGGGGGTAAATTTAGCAGTTTAATAGGGGGTTTGAAAGAATCTGGAATGGAGGCTTTAAAAGGCATGGATATTTCTGGAATTACTGGAAAGGCGTCAGAATTTCTTTCTAAAAACATAAAGATCGATAACCCATTATTAAAAAAAGCATCAGATAAAGGAATTAAAAGTGGTTTAGATAAACTATCGGAATCAAAACTATTCAAAGACGATAAGCCATCTGTAGATAACTCGGATGGTACAAAATTAATTTCAGATGTACTCCCCCTTAAAAAAATAGACCCTAAAAAAATAGAATCAGAGGAAAAAAAATCGGACAACGCTATATTAAATGATCCTGGAACATCAGAAAATATTAAGACCAATCCAAGCGAATCTATAGTTAATAATAAAGGTGAAGCAGATAAATTAAAACCCGAATCAACTACTGGGCAAACCCCTAATAAGAATGAAACAAATCTATCAAAAACGGATATAGATGATATGAAGTCAATATTATATAGAATAGCATCCCTATTAGAGGGACCATTGATGGTATCCTCTACGGAATCCCCGTTCAGACCAAATTCAAAAAGAATTTAATAATATTTTTTTTTATCTAAACTTATAATTACATTTGGCAACTACTATAGTTGATAATTTTTATATGACCAAAGAAAAATCTATTAATGAGTTTAAAGCTAACGATTTATCTTTTTTAGACGATATTTTTTTTAGTAATTTTAATTGGAAGATTGTAAAATTTAAAGATTCTGATGGATTATTTTATTACAAGGTATTTACTTCTGATTATAACGAACTTATAATTGAACATAAAAGCGATAAGATATATTTAGAAATGGCTAAAACCTGGGCAAAGAATTCTTACTGCGAAAGAAAAAAAGTAGGTTGTTTAATAGTAAATAATAGAGCAATTATTTCTGACGGGTATAATGGATCGCCTACTGGATTTCCTAATATATGTGAAACAGGGGGAATAACATTACCGTATGTACTTCATGCTGAGGCCAATGCTATAACTAAATTAGCTAGGGGAACTCAAAGTTCTGATGGCTCTTCTTTATATGTTACATTATCCCCTTGTTATGAATGTTCAAAACTTATTATACAATCTGGTATAAAAAGAGTAGTTTTTAACCAGATTTATAGAAAAACAGAATCGTTATCTTTTCTTGCTGAAGCTGGAATAGAAATAATAAAAATTAATATTTAATATTACATGGAGAAAAATATACAGAAACTAGCCGAGGATTTTATGGAAACGAGATCGGATAAACAATTTCAACCATTATTTGACAGGTTAAGACCAGGTGTATTAAATCACTGTTTTCTTATAATGAAGGAAAATGAATTAGCCCAAGATGCTTTTATAAACACAATGGCTAAGATTTGGTTAAAAATAGACCAATATGATAAGGAGAGGGGAAATTTCTCAACGTGGTGTTATAATATAGCGAGGAACGAATCGCTTCTTTTATTGAAATCAAGAAAAAGATATTTTTCCTATAACGATTCAGAGTTAGATTTTTTGTCCTCCAAAAATGAAATCGGTGATCTAGGTGGAGTATATCTTATGGAGGAAGATCCTAATAATTTTATATTTGGCGAGGAAAACAGTGTCGATGAAATATACGAGTCTGTGTTGGATGAGATTAGGGATTTACCTGAGCTTTATCGTGATATTATGATAGATAGGGAGATTAATAACATGAAGTATAAAGATATTGCTGAGAAATATGGAATCAAAAAAAGATCTATAGCAACTAGAATTAGAAGAGCCAGATGTAAAATTAGGAAAAAAATGTTGGGAAACAATAAACCACATTAGCATATAATATAAAAAGAAGTATGTTTAGAATTTTTAAAATTATAAAAGAGATAAAACTCTATAGGGATTACTCTAGAATTATAAAAGCAGAGGAAAAGAATTCTCAAACATGGAAGAGAATAAACTTGAGAAAGGACAATTTAAATAGGGTTTATACTGTTATTAATCTTCCTTTACAGGTTCTTGCTTCTGTAGACTTACCTAGAGAATCCAGACCTTCTTTTGTAGTAAATGAAATAAAGCCAATAAACGAATACCTTAAATCCCTTAACTTGGAGGAGATTATAACAATGTGGGTACAACCAGTTAAAGGAACAGATGATGAATCATACCTTGTTGTTTATCAGTTTCTTTTTAGACATATTACCTGGCTTTGGATTTTAAGATTTATTTCAGAGATAACACTTTTATCCTTGATGATTTATCATAGAGATTTTTTATTGTCATTTTTTTAATATAGCTTATAATGTCTGAAGATCTAGTATTATTAAAAAAGAATGAAATAGAGGAAAAGCTGAGAATCTATGAGGATAGTAACTTTACATTCCACGAGGAATCACATGTTTATAGATATTCAGGAGTAAAATATGATTCAGTGACTACTTTTATTAAAGTATTTAAAGTTGCCTTTGATAAGGATTATTGGTCAGCGAGGAAAGCATCGGAAAGAGGAGTAGATGTTTCCGTTATATTAAATGAATGGGAAACTAAAGGGGATGTGTCGAGAAATCTTGGGACGGTAGTTCATAAATTTATAGAGGATTTTTGGTCGGGGAAAAATCCGGAAATTCCTGATGACGAGGATGTTAGAAATAGGGTATTAAAATTTATGGATGTATATAAAAAAAGATTGCATAAGCTAACCCCATTAAAATCCGAGCTGAAGATATTTTCTAAAAAATGGAGACTTGCAGGTACAATCGATCAGCCATTACTTTTGCTTGATCCTTTAACAGAAAAGGTACATTTAATAATAGGTGACTGGAAAACCAACGGTGAATTTAAAGACGATAAACACCCTAAGGGAAGATTTAAAAAATTGCTTAGACCTTTTAATAATTTATATGCGAACGATCATAATGAATATTCGATCCAGATAAGTTTATATCGTCTTATATTAGAGGAAATCGGTATAGATACTGAGAGTGGGTTTCTTCTTCATTTAGGTCCTCAAGATCCTAAGATTTATCCAGCTAAAGATTTTAGAGAAATTTTAAGAGCATATCTTAATCAGAACAGAACAGAATTTGATATTTTTAAAATAGATTAGAAACAAAAACGTAAAAAATAACTAAAAATAAAAAAATAGAAAAATGACAAAGAAAAAAGCACAAGAATTAAACACAAATCCTATTGAAATGCCAGGTGGATCTTCAATGGTAGATTTCGAAAACTCACAATCCGGATCTTTTGACGGTAACGTAATTGTTGACTCCGATATGGTTGAGCTAATAGAGAAGCAGATAAGCGATAAAAAGGAAGAACTTAAAAGTAAAGTGTATGCAGTAACTTGCTCTGAATCGGTATTTAATGAATACGAGACATTTATGAGAGAAACAGTGGAATGGAATTCTACTGAAGCTTTAGGTATAATCGAAATCAATAAACAGATTGCCAGAATTAAAAAAGCTGGAATTAAAGATGGCGTAATTTATCTTGGTGCACTTCCTTTAGAGGCAAGCCACTATTTTCTTAGTAAATCAAAAGGGGTAGGTATTATTAGTGCAGAGAATTTTATCAAAATGTATAAAGTTTTCGATCAGGCATTAAATGATGCTAAGACTGATGCTTCAACTATTAAAGATTTAGAAAAACAATTAGCTGCTGCTATGCAAGGCATTACTTTAGGTTAATCTAAAATATAAAAAGCTAGATATACTCTAGCTTTTTTTGTATGCTATAGTTTTTAAGTTGGATATATAAATAGTAAAAATCGTTTAATCATGAAAATATTAGAAAAAATTAAAACAAATTACTGGGCGATCGTTCTCTTATTGATAATTATTATCTTTTTTAGACAGTGCGGCATTAGAAGAGATATAGACAAAATCGAAAAAAATGTAAAAATCATAACTGTAAAAATTGATTCGGTGCAGAATACAATGGTTACAAGGGATCAGGTTAAATATGAAATGGACCAGACCATGTTTAATTTTCTTATTTACGAAGATGATTTTGATAAAGGTAGATCATCTTTATCTGATATAAAAAATAAAATTAACAGGAGTGAAAAGGATTAATTTAGTTCGTGGTTTTATCATAACAACATTTGTTAGTCTATATTTAGTTGTTTCCATAATTTCTACGATACATGTTATTGATTTTTTTAGACTCTCTAATCCAGAATGGCTGTCTATAGCTTTAGCTATTGCTTTTGAGATAGGTGCTGCTGCTTCATTAGCTAGTCTTATAGCTTTAGATAAAATGAACAAAACAATGGTTTGGACACTTTTTATTCTTTTAACTGCTATGCAGGCAATGGGGAATACATATTATGCTTATACGCATCTAGACAATTTTAATTCCTGGATCGAACTTTTTGGCTTAGTTGATGAGGAGTTAATTTATCAGAAAAGAACTTTATCTATAATAAGTGGAGCAATTCTTCCTTTCGTAGCTCTTGGATTTATTAAATCCCTAGTTGACTATATTAAACCAGATGAAGATGAAGAAATAGCAAAAGATAATGTGATAAATATAGATATCTTAGAAGATGAAGCAATTATAAATACTGCAGAGGAAGAAATAATAACAGAGGATGATGTTTTGGATAACCAGAATACACAGCAAGATCATATCAGAAAAAACAGGAATAACTTTATATACGAGGATCCTACTAGATTAAAATAATAAATAAACTTGGCAGAAAACCAAAATAATGACTTTTACGGAGGAAGTGCTTCAGAGATTGGATCGGAATTTTTCTCGGGAGGTAGTGCAGCATATCCAATAGATCCTTTAGGCGGATCAACCGGAGGATTTGTTACAAGATATACAAATATAGCGGAAATAACACTTGATTTAGAAAGGGTTGAAGCAACTCTTAAAAGATTCAATGACCCTGTTGAAATAAAATTCATAAAGGAATCATTTAAGGTAGTACAACAGTCGCAAACACTAAATTACCTAGATCTAATTGATTTTTTCCATCCTCTCCAGAATTTTTCTGAGTTTCAAAAGGTGTCAATGATTATTGGTCCTAGATCATCAGCAAATCTAGATCCTGGATCTTTTTATGGTACTACTGGGGAAGTTTCTATGTTAATAGCAAGAGCACATTATCTACCAGAAACAACGGAAGATCAGAAGGTTCTTTTCTGGGATTATAAGGCAAACGAAAGAAATATAATGGGAGAAATTATGGTCCTAACTGGAGCAATTAAGAACGGATCCCAGTGGAGAGGCTGGGACGTTGATCCTTTTTCTACTTATGGTCACACTGGTAGTGCTAATAGCTACAACGGTGGATTTATATTTACCAATCCTACTGACTATAATGTCAAGTTAATAGTAATAGCAGCAAATTAAAATGGCAACAAAACCCATAACATGTCCGTACGAAGTACTAGAGGGATTTCGATTTTATCGGGGAAATCTTGTATTGGATACAGGGGAAACAAATAATCCTCAGCAATATTTAAGCATGTCTGATCTCTCGTTAGAGGTACAGAATTTTGCTAGGAATAGAGCAATACTAAACGAGTCTTCCTGTTATCTTTTAAGCCAACCTGATGTAACCGATGAATATGGATTTGTTTCATATATTGCAGTGAAGGCAATATTTCCTAATACTGTAGTTGAATCTAAAAAATATTTAAATTGGACATATCAAGGAAAAGATTATTACATGGGGGAACTTATGATTTTAAGTGGTAAAAGAACATCTACAACAGATGCCGGTCACGAGGGATGGAACTTAAGTAAACCAGGAACAACCCAACAAGAAGGAGGTATTACTTTTTGTAACCCACACACTGATATAAAAATAAGATTAGAGATTCTAATCGGAAGATAAAACAGGTATGAGGTTAAATATATACTGTAAAAGTTTTATATTCAATTTGGATATATAATCTGAAAAAAAAAATTAACTATGGAATTCTTAAACCAAGTAAAAAAGCTAAAAAACATAACAAAATCATCGGAGGTTAAAGCCCTTTGTGAAAACTTCATTAACGGGGGATCTGTTTCTAAAGATCTATTAATTGAATCTTTAGAGAATCATAATATATCCGATGACACCGAAAATAAAATACAAACCCATTTTGATGCTATAAGGAATGAAGAAATGGAAGCTTCTAGAAAAGTTGCAGATTCCATAATGGAGTCTTGGGGTGGAATAAATAATAATAAAACGTTAGGTAATTCTGGTTCATACGGCACCATAAATGAAGCATTAACTGATCCTGCTGCAATAGATAAAGCTTTTAAACCATTAAAAAAGGGGGATAAAGGACAAAAGGTAAAAGAATTACAAATATACTTAGGTGTCAAACCTATTGATGGTATTTTTGGTGAATCTTTGGTATCTACGGTTAAAGCTTTTCAGAAAAAAAATAAATTAACACCGGACGGTATAGTTGGTATTGATACTCTAAAAAAAATAATAGAAATTTTTCATGCATTAGTTCCTGATAAATCATTAGCTGACCAAGCATCATTATTTTATGGGATGATAAGGGATAAATTCTGCAACGAAGATGAATCCTTTGTAAATGAAGCATTAACGGATAAAGCTGCAATAGAGAAAGCTTATAAGCCATTAAAAAAGGGAGATAAAGGAGAAAGAGTAAAAGAATTACAAAAATACTTAGGTGTTAAACCTATTGATGGTATTTTTGGTGACTCTTTATTATATGCAGTTAAAGCTTTCCAGAAAAAATATAAATTAACACCGGACGGTATAGTTGGTATCAATACTCTAAAAAAAATAATGGAAATTTTTTTCTTAGCAGTTCCTAAGAAATCATTACTTGACCAAGCAAAATTATTTTATCAGGAAATAAGTAATAAATTCTTCAACGAAGAGGCATCCTTCCTGAGCGAACTTGATAGTATAAGCTCAATTGACGGAGCAGCTCAAGAGTTTATAAAATCTAACGAGGTTAACAATCTTGGGATATTAGAATCTATAGATATGATAAAAACAACATCTATTTATACCTACCCTAAAGCTAGAATTATATGTGAGCAATACCGGAATCTTATAATAAATAATAAAATACCCGAATTTGCATTAATTCATAATTTTTTAAATGACATTCAGCCGCTAAACTGGGATGATACAGTTAAATCTGTTTCCCACGGGCTTACTGAAAAATTAGAAGTACTTTCAAGAGAAATAGAAGTCTCTAAAGTTATTGAGACAATTAAAAATTCAGGTAGCTCTGCTTTCTATTCCGATCTTAGCGATACTCTTAATGAGTGGTTAATTTTGGAGAGTAAATCAAATGCTCTATTGGTTAAAAATATTTCTAGATGGTCATTTAATCCAGTGGTTAGAAACCTAATTAACTTTATAAATCTTAATGAAAATAATGATAATAGAAAATTACAAATTCCTAGTATAGCTCAAGGCGAATCTAGTGTATATAAAGTTTTCTCTCCTGTTATGTTAGGAAGTGATAAATCTATTTTCTATCTAGGTGGAAATGTTTTTGAGTCTAATTCTGCAGCAATTAAGAAATTAACAAAGAAAGAAGTTACTGGACTATCTAGCGATTATATTCAATTAATAGAATCTTTTAATAAGCCTTACGTTAGAATTAACGAGGAAGGAATTTTTATTCAAATAGGTAAGAGTACTGTTAGAATTATAGAAGAAGGAGAGGAAGTATCGGTTTATTTAGGGAAAAGAAAACTCAGATTTAGTCATCCTTCGGGCTTAGCTAAAATATTAGGATTAGAATCAGCTACATATTTTGCAGTAAATGAAACTCAAGTAGTTTCCGATATTATGAGACTTTACACAAATTACCGAAATATAGTTGAACTTGATTTTGCTAAGAGTATATCTTCTAATGTATTCGAGGGACTCGCTATTAATTTAATCAAATGGAACAAGCAGATTTACCTACAAAAGATTAACCAAGGAATGAATGAAAACTCAATTTATAAGGTTACTGGTAATCAAGCAGTATCAATGGTTAAAGAATTTATGAGATATGATATTTCCGAAGGATTAACCGAATTTTTAGTTGGAGAAAATAAGATTAAATCTATCATGGTAAATGATAGAGATAAAGTTATCGGGAATATTTCTAAAGTTGAAGAACAAATAAACAAATTGGAATCTTTAATGTCAAATAATCCTTTGTATTCTGCTTCTCCTGAGATTATGAAAGCTAAAAAACTTTTAGAGGGAGAACTTATATTTCTTAGGGAAAAATGGAACCAAATTAATCTAGAAATATCTTCATCCGAATCAACTATAGAATTAGAAAATTCTTTAGAAATTTTCGAGGATGAGAAATTTAACATTGGTGATTTTATTAAAGTTAAAGAATCCGGTGATACTGGTAAGATAATTTCAATAGATGCTACATCTGGAAGATATACAGTTCTTTTAGATACTGGAAAAACATCAGATTTTTTAATAAGTGAAATTACCGATTTAGAGGAAGCACTCAGTCAAGCGGCAGAGGATAATTCGGATTCATCTGAAGATGATGATTCCGAAGAAGAGGTTAAAGAAAATTTTGGTATTTTAAGTGGAAACGGAAACAGACTTAATAAATCAGAAATGTCTTTATCAGATCAGAAGAAGCTTTTAACTAATTTTTCAAAAGGACATGGATTTTCTAAAGCCCCAGGAGACCATAGAGGTACGATCGATATAAAGATGGATTCTTTACATGGATATAATTCAACTATGAATAATGAAGAATAATAATTTAAGATATGTCATCAAATAAAATTCTTGATTTTTTCTCATATATTAACGAGGAAAACGCCGATGTAAAAAAAAATCTTAGTCGGAACTTCTATTTTGCGCCCAAGGCGGAAAACCAAAACAAGCCAGGAGCTTCTTTTATACAATCATCTAAAGGCACTTTAAGTAAAGCACCAACGGGTAAAGAAATAACAGAGAAAGAAGAAGAAGAAACGGAGGAAGAAAAAGAATAATTATCATAAAAAACACAAAGGGATGTAGTTCAAATAGGACTACATTTTTTTTGAAATCTTTTCGTGTTTTATCGGTAGAATAGATAACAAACAAACAAAAATAATTAAATATTGATGGCTAAAGAATATGTAAAAAATAGCGAATTATTGATAGCGGTAGTGGAATCTAAACAAAAAGGACATTTAACACCGGATACAATTTATATGTTTAATTTAATGATAAATGGCATATCTAAAAAAATGTCATATAAAGACCCAGAGGACAGAGAAGATTGCATGGCTTTTGCAATGGAGGATCTTTGTAAGTATTGGAATAGATTCAATCCGGATAAATCAAATAACCCGTTTGCATATTTCACGCAAATAGCTAAGAATGGTTTTGCTAAAGGGTGGAAAAAAATACATCCGCCTAAAAGCCCAAGAACTATACCATTTAGCTATATTACGGGTGATAATAATACATATAACGTATAAAATTATTTTTAATGGTTGATATTAAGAAAGTAAAACCTAACGGGGAATATCGGTCAGGTAAATATGAACCAAGAAATCCTGAAAAATATATAGGAGATATACACAATATTATATATAGATCCTCTTGGGAATATAGATTTTGTACCTATTGTGATACTAACGAATCAATTTTAAAATGGAGCTCAGAACCAGTAGCGATAGATTATTATAATCCATTAGATAAGAAAGATCATAAATATAATGTCGATTTCTATATAAAAGCATTAAAAGAAAACGGGGAAGAACAGGATTGGATCATTGAGATAAAACCAGAAAAACAGACAAAAAAACCTATATACGAAGGGGTAAATACTCTTAGTAAGCTAAAATCTTACAACAGAAATATGCAAATTTGGATAACAAATCAGTCAAAATTTAAGGCAGCAAAAGAATGGGCATTAAAAAGAGGATTTAAATTTGGTGTAATAGACGAAAACTTTCTTTTTAAAAGCAAATGAGTTTTAAGGAGTTAATTTTAGAATACCGTAATAATATAAAAGGTGGGAAGGATATCTTTAAACAGACTGATGAATACTTCTTAAAAGATTATTTTAAGAATAATAAAAGATTTATGACTCAGCCGATTTCCATAATACCTGGTAAAATCTACTATTTTAATTATTTAATTGATTCTAAAAAAAATAATCAACAAGACGTTAGTGTTAGAAAAATTAAAACAAATAA